TTCAAACCTGATGGCACAAAAATGTATGTTGTTGGTGCCAATCCTACTCCTGAATCGGTTGACGAATACAACCTTTCTACTGCTTGGGACATTTCAACAGCCACTCACGTTCAAGGATTTAGTGTAAATCCACAAGATAGCGTTCCTCAGGCTTTATACTTTAGACCTGATGGATTGAAGATGTATGTTGTTGGTAGCGTTAATGATGGAGTGTACGAATACAATCTGTCATCTGCTTGGAATGTATCGACCGCATCTTATTTTCAGACTTTCTCGGTTGGTTTTGCTGAGATAACTCCAAGTGGTATATTTTTTAAGCCCGATGGTGGAAAAATGTACGTCAGTGGAGCGTCTAACGACTATGTTAATGAATTCAATCTATCGGTAAACGAAATCTACTACGCCATCACCAACGCCACTGATTGGGAGATAGGAATTGGTACACTATCGATTAATGGTACAGAGTTATATCGCAACACGGTGCTGGAATCATCCAATAGCAATGCATTAGTCAATTGGGGTGCTGGCAGTAAAGATGTGTTCTGTACGTTTCCAGCAGATGCGACAGAAGGAACAGTACCACAAGCAGATACGAGTCAAGTAGGCACTGATTTGGTGGCATGGACAAATCTAAAAAAAGAGCTAGACCGTGGTGTAATTAACGGAGTGCCGTACAACAATAACACTACGGCAGGAGTGGTGAGTACGTTTAGTTTGGCTAGTTCAAGTTACATAGGCGGCGTATTAGCTCCAAATGGTGATGTACATTCCGTTCCCACTAGCGCTTCTGTTGGTAGAAAAATTTCAGCAACAGGGGTAGTTTCTACATATTCTTTGGTTTATACAAGAACAAACGCATATCGTGGTGGTGTTTTAGCCTCAAACGGAGACATTCACTTTATTCCATTTTTGGCTGATAGGGGTCAAAAAATAAATGCTTCGGGAGTAGTTTCAACTTATTCTTTGGTTTTTACCGGTGGGAATTATATTGGAGGCGCATTAGCCCCCAATGGAGACATATATTTTATTCCGTCTAACGCAGGCGGAATTGGGCAAAAAGTTTCTGCTGCTGGCGTTGTTTCTACGTTTTCTGTTGTTGCTGGTGCTGCTGGAACAGATTATGCTGGCGGCGTTTTAGCCAGAAATGGAGACATACATTTTGTTCCTCAAACTATAGGATTTGGCCAAAAAGTATCAGCGGCTGGAGTTGTTTCTACTTATTCTTTGGTCTACACAGCATCGTCTGCATATGAAGGTGGCGTATTGGCACCTAATGGCGATATTCATTTTGTTCCTAGGTCTGCTGCGGTCGGTCAAAAAGTATCAGCTACGGGTGTTGTTTCTACATATTCTTTAGTTTACACAAGCAGCATTGCGTATTCTGGAGGCGTTTTGGCTCCTAACGGAGATATTCATTTTATTTCATCAAGAGCTGCCGTAGGACAAAAAGTATCAGCTACTGGTGTAGTATCTACGTATTCGTTAGCTAGTACAGCAACGACTGCCGCTACATATTCTGGCGGCGTCTTAAACCAATTTGGAGAAATTTATTTTATAAATGCCTCTGGAACAGTAGGCCAAAAAATATCCACTGGCACAACAAGAAATGTAGGCTACGCCCTATCACCATTCTTCAATAAATTTTGATAGCGTCTATTTTTACTGAATAAATACTGAATACATTATGAAAGTGAGGAAATTATGTATAACCGAGATAAAATTATTGCAACAATGCAGGAAATTTATGATGAATCTAAAACAATCAAACCTTATGTTGTCATTGCACAGCCAAGACGAAATCTAGAAGAACAAGCAGCTCAAAACTTTGATGGTTATGATGGTCTGCATGTAGACTTGATGGGCTTCTCTCATGGTTTCTGCAACATTGGTGGTGAAAAAGTAGATGTTGCACGAAACTATCTTATTGAACAAGCATTAGAATCTGGCGCCAAGTATTTACTCTTTATTGGTGAAGATACTGTTGTTCCATATGATGCATTCAAAAAACTAATGCGTACATCTGAACAATATCCCGATGCAGTAATTACAGGTGTGTATTACATCAAATGTTCTGATGCAATGATTATGGTTCGTGAAGGCGACTGGATTACAATTCCTGATGTTGCACCAGGACAAATCATTGAAGCATGGCAAACTGGTATGGATATCATGTTGATACCAATTGAGATTCTTCGTCAAATGAAAGAAGAAAATCCAGACTTACCATTCTGCTGTATTGGTAATAATATCAATGATGAAATTCCTTTTATCGGTGAAGATAATTTCTTTGTTCATCGTTTACACAAACGTGGCACCAAACTTTTAGTCAATACAGATGTTCAGTGTCTACACATGGATTTAGCAACTGGTATGTACACAGCACATCCATCTGTTGATTTGAAAAATTATTATACGAATATCGAGCCAACAAGACCATTGACTTTAGATGACAAAGATTTTATTGACCGTCGTTGGGCTGACCGTTTACCAGAGGGTTCTGGTCCTTCTGCTGGATACAAAGCAATCATTCAACAAATGATTCAAGAAGAACAGCCAATCAAATTCAACATGGGTTGTGGTCGTGATAGATTAGAAGGCTATATGGGTGTTGATATGCATAGCGATACAGCAGACATCAAAATGGATATTATGGAATTAGATTTACCAGAAAATTGTGCTGATGAAATCTTTGCTAGTCATGTAATTGAACATATACCACAACATCGTGCTCCAGAAGTTCTAAATAAATGGATGAGTACACTCAAGCCAAAAGGTAAATTAGTTATGGAATTACCTGACTTAGAGGCTTTATGTAAAGATTATTTGGAGCAAAGTGGCGCAGAGCAGCATATGACAGCAATGTGTATCTTTGGCGCACACGTAGATAGATTGACACCCGAAACACAAAAGAACGGTGCATTGTCACCACATCTTTGGGGATATAATCCAAAATCGTTATCAGAATTGTGTAAAGAAATAGGTTTCAAAAACATAAAGATTCTGCCACCAACGGGGCAGCATCCAGGTAAAAACTTTAGATTGGAGGCAACAAAATGAGCATTTCTTTGGAAGGAATTGCATCAAACATAGCAGGTGAAGAAAGAGGTCTTGCATATTTGAAGGTTGAACGTAACGGTCAAACATATGATTGGTCATTGTTCATACCACCAAATGTAAACTTGTCTGATTATATTTCGTCAAAAGAAGAATCAATTTATGCTGATATCGATGCAAAAGAAAGTGTATGGGCAGCACTCACACCTAAAACACGTGAGATACCAGACCCTATGGGTGGTGAACCACAAATAGTGGATATCGATAAGAGTGAAATTGTGCGACCAGATAATCCTGACTATTATGCTAAACGCCGTTCTGAATATCCACCTTTAGCGGAACAATTAGATGCTATGTGGAAAGGTGGTGAAGCAGCCACAGAAATGACTGCAAAGATTCAAGAAATCAAAACAAAGTATCCAAAATCATGATATTACAAAAAGAACACGCTAATAAAGTTGTGAGTGTGGAAAATTCTTCAGTTGTAACCATTCCTGCTGAAGAATTTTCTCAAGGAGATGTGCTGATTTTATTTAATAACAAAGACGAAGCAGGTACAATTCAGTGTGAAGTTCCTAACAGCTATCGTTCAGGTTATCCTAGAAAAGCAACCATGATTGAGTTTCCACCAAGATGTATGTTAAATGCAGTGTTCATTGATTCAAAAACAGTTGTATTTACAAGGGGAATAGCATGAGCGGAATCATGTTGGCAATAATTGGAACTGCTGCTTCTGGTGGAGGTGGTGTTACCGTTCTTTCTGATGGTTCTTTTTCTGGTGCACCACTTTCGGACATTTCGTTTGGAGGATAATTTTATAATGTTCTAAAAATTAAAGCCTCTTCGGAGGCTTTTTTTACATTTCCGAGATTGACTAAATAGACGATTAGAAGGAGACAATCTTGGCAGCATATGTAGAAATCACGATTGAGCAAGGTGCAAACCTCACATCCACTGTGACAGTAAATGATACCCAAGGTGATGCTATCAATCTTGCGACATATTCGGCATCTGCTCAGTTACGCAAATCTTATTACTCTTCATCAGCAAATACACTGACAGCGACCATTACAGGAAATGCAAATGGTCAAATTACTCTTTCAATGACAGCAGCAAACACAAGTAATTTGACGCCAGGTCGTTACGTTTATGATTTAAAAATTACAAACTCAACCGATAATTCTGTAACACGTGTAGTCGAAGGTACTGCTACAGTTCTTCCATCTGTTACGAGGTAAGTCATGCCAGATTTAGGTAAAGTCACAGTATTTCAGCCAAATCGCACAACTGTTGTATCACCAAAGTATAGTCCTAAGCCTAATGTGGCATTGAATGAAATCAATGATGTAAATACTGATGGTGTGCAAGATGGATTTTCATTAGTGTATAGTTCTGCAAACAATCGGTTCGAGACAAAAATTGCTACTTCCGTTTTAGACCAGCTAGACGGTGGAATATTCTAAGAATTACAAATGGCAAATACACCAATTCAAATAAAGCGTTCGCTAGTATCAAATACACCAGTAGCACTAAACATTGGTGAACCAGCGTATTCATATAGCAGTAATACACTTTTCATTGGTAGTCCAGCAGAAAATGGTGCTATTGCCATTGGTGGTCACGATAGTTATCTTCGTGGTCTTACTTCATATGAACAGGCAAATTCTGCATATATTACTGCCAATGCTGCGTTCATTCGTGCAAACAATTCATTGAATGCAAACGCTGGTGGTATTATCACTGGCGACCTTACCATTCAAGGTAATCTGAATATTGTTGGTGGTGCAATTGGTGGAAACACACCCGTTGTAATGATTGGTGATAATATCATCTCATTGAATACGGCAATCAATCAGTCAGCACAGCCGACAATGAATGCTGGTATTGAGATTGACCGTGGCGCACAACCGAATGTTTATTTGTTGTGGAATGAAACTGGTAACAAGTGGCAATTTACAAATGATGGCACAAACTATGATGACTTAGGTGGTACATCAGCATCATCATATGCAAACTCGGCATTCATTAAAGCCAATGCATCTTTTGACCATGCTAATGCCTCTTTTGCTGCTGCAAACAATGTATTTCCACAAATTCAACCAGCGTTTAATACTGCCAATTCTGGATTTATTCAAGCCAATGCCGCTTTCGTTCACGCTAATGCTGCCTTTGCTGCCGCAAACAATGTGTTTCCGCAAGTTCAACCGGCATATGATACGGCTAATGCCGCATTCATTCACGCTAATAGCGCATTTATTCAGACTAATGCTAGTTTTGCTCATGCAAATGCAGCATACATCTCACAGAATGCAACAGGTCAGTACACAAACTCGGTTTTTACTTTAGCAAATGCAAACTTTGCACATGCTAATTCTGGATTCGACCATGCTAATGCGGCATTTGTCAAAGCTAACTCAGCATACGAAAGTCAAAACTCTAGTGGTGAATACGCTAATGCTGCGTTCACTGTCGCTAATGGCGCATTCATTCACGCTAACTCTGGATTTATTCAAGCAAATGCCGCATACCGTTCACAGAATGCATCAGGTAATGTAGCTAACGCCGCTTTTGCAAATGCCAACGGTGCTTTTGCTGCTGCTAACGCTGCCTTTGCAAATGCCAATGGCGCCTTTGCTAGAGCCAACGCTGCTTTTGCAAATGCCAATGGCGCTTTTGCAATGGCGAATGTATCATTCAACACAGCTAATGCGGCATTTATTCGTGCAAACAATTCACTGAATGCCAATGTTGGCGGTCAAGTTACGGGTGATGTTGTTATTGTTGGTAATGTCACATCAAATACACTAACAACAACAGGTTCAAATGGTAGCATTACAGGTGCTAATGCTATCTTTACAAATTATATCTTTGCGGCAAACGGTAATGTAGATTTATACATCTACTCATCACTTGCATATGCACAGTCAAATGCTGCACTTGCTGCTGCAAATGCTTCGTTTGCAAATGCCAATGGTGCTTTTGCTAGAGCCAATGCTTCTTTTGCCAACGCCAATGGTGCCTTTGCTGCCGCTAATGCTGCATACACTCATGCAAACAGTGGATTTATTCATTCAAATGCTGCATTCAATCATGCCAATTCAGCATATGAAAGTCAAAATGCCACTGGTCAATATGCAAATGCATCGTTCATTCATGCAAACAGTGGATTCATTCATGCTAACGCTGCCTTTGCAAATGCCAATGGTGCTTTTGCTGCCGCTAATGCTGCCTTTGCAAATGCTAATGGTGCTTTTGCTGCCGCTAATGCTGCTTATATCCAAGCCAACTCCGCATTCATTCAAACGAATTCGGCGTTTGGTCACGCCAATGCTGCTTATCTAAGTCAGAATGCTAGTGGTCAGTATGCAAATGCAGCATTTATTCATGCAAACAGTGGATTCATTCACGCCAATGCATCTTTTGATTTAGCGAACGCATCATATCAGTCGCAGAATGCGACAGGTCAGTATGCAAATGCTGCGTTTATTATTGCTAACTCTGGCTTCGTTCAAGCAAATGCAGCTTTTTATCACGCCAATTCTGCGTTCATAGAAGCCAATGTGGCATTCATCCACGCTAATGCGGCATTCGTACATTCTAATGCTGCATTCGATTTTGCAAACACAAGATTCAGTGCGTCTGGTGGTACAATTTCTGGTAATGTAACTATTCAAAATGACCTTAGTGTTTTAGGTAATGTCAATTTTGTAGGGAATGTTACCTCTATAACAGTTACAGGTAACAGCGGTCAGTTTTTTGGTTATGCATCTAACGGTCATAATGCATTATATGCTGGTATTCCAACAGGATACGATTATCAGCCATTTACAGTTTTCCAAGCATCTGCGAACTATGATGGTTATTCACAGATAAACATTCAAAATATTAATAATGGAACTGATGCATCAGGAGACTATGTTGCCACTGCTGATAATGGTACTGAAGATGACACATATATTGACATGGGCATTGGTAGTAGCACACATGCCGACCCAGAATTCACATTAGTTGGACCAAATGACGGTTATCTGTACACACATGGAAATACATCAACAAGTGGCGGCGACCTTGTAATAGGTACATTTTTACCACAGAATGATGTTGTATTTGCTGCTGGTGGTATGAATATTGAAAATGAACAGATGCGTATCATCGGTTCAAGTAACACAATCAACATTCGTGCCAACGTAGATATCAGTCTTTCTAAGAGTGTTTTGTTAGGCGCTGTTGCAAATGTTCATATTACGGGTGGTTCTAATGATGATTATATTAGAACAGATGGTGCTGGCAACTTAACATTTGCGTCACTAATATCTGCAAATGTCATCAAAGTATTATACAATACAACAAATGCGGCATCTATTCAAGCTAACTCTGCATATCAATCACAGAATGCTACAGGTCAATATGCTAATGCTGCTTTTATTCATGCAAACAGCGCATATGAATCTCAGAATGCAACAGGCCAGTATGCAAACTCTGGATTCATTCAAGCAAATGCTGCGTTCAATCATGCTAATGCCGCATTCATAGCAGCCAATTCTGCTGCCGGTACTTATGCTAATGCTGCATTTTTACATGCAAATTCAGCGTTCGATAAAGCAAATAATGCTGACGCAAATGCAATATCTGCTGGTGTGTATGCTAATGCCGCATTTGCTGCTGCTAATAATGTAGCACCTCAAATTCAACCAGCATTTAATACCGCTAATGCGGCATTTATACATGCTAATGCATCATTTGATAAAGCAAATAATGCTGACGCAAATGCAATATCTGCTGGTTCTTATGCTAATTCGGCATTTGTTCATGCCAATGCTGCTTTTGCTGCTGCTAATAATGTAGCACCACAAGTTCAACCATCATTTGATACTGCCAATGCCGCATTTATTCAAGCTAACGGTGCGATAGTTCATGCACAATCGGCATTCAATGCACAGAACACAACTGGTAGTTACGCAAATTCAGCTTTTGCTCATGCCAATGCAGCATTCGACTCTGCAAATAATGTAGCACCACAAGTTCAACCAGCGTTCAATACAGCTAATGCAGCATTTATTCATGCTAACTCTGCATATGCTGACCTGAACACAATATCGATTTACGCTAACACACCAAGTTACACTGCTAACTCTGCTGCAATCTATGCCAATGGTGCATTTGCTCAAGCGAACATTGCAAATGCTGATGCATTCTCAGCAGGTAATTATGCAAATGCCTCGTTTATTATTGCTAACTCTGGCTTCATTCAAGCAAACTCAGCATTCTTCCATGCAAATGATGCATATAACACTGCTAATGCAGGATTTGCTGCTGCTAATTCTGGTGGCACATATGCAAACAGTGCATTTGCAACTGCTAATTCTGGTAGTCAATACGCTAACTCAGCATTTGTTCATGCAAATAGTGGATTCATTCAAGCAAACTCGGCATACGCTCATGCAAATGCAGCATTCAATTCGGCAAACAATGTAGCACCACAAGTTCAGCCAGCATTTGACACTGCTAACGCTGCATTTATTCAAGCAAATTCGTCATTCATTCATGCAAATGCGGCGTTCAATGCGGCAAACAATGCACTTGATACATGGGTTCGTGGTCAGGCAAATGCTGCTTTCATACAAGCAAATGCAGCGTTTGATAAGGCAAACACTGGCGCTAATGCTGAAGTTTCTACATTCTCCACAACTTCAAATGGTTCAGTCTCAACTTTTGCTTTAGGATTTACACCAGCGTCAAATAGTGCTGTAATTGTTTCGATTGGTGGTATCGTTCAAACAGAACCTGATGATTATGTCGTAACAAGAACAAACAATTCTATTTCGTTTAATGAACCACCACCGGCGGGAGAAAAGATTCGTGTTGCTGGCTTCAACAACGTAGTTCCTTATTTCTTGGATGTTGCTAATTCTGCGGGTGCCGTTGTTTCAACTTATGATAACATTGGTGATGGAACATCTACTGCATTCAATGTTGGATTTAGACCCGAATCAGAGAAAACAATCTTCGTTTCGATTGGTGGTATTTTACAACCAGAAAGTGCCTACACTGTAAATCCATCAACGAATACTGTTACATTTGGCACAGCACCTGGTGATGGTGAAAACATTCGTGTGGTTGGTTTTGAAAAAATCAATCCTTATTTTATTCGATATACAGCATCTAATGTTTCAGTTTCGGTGTTTGAAACAACTGCAAATGGAAACTTTACAACATTTAATTTAGGTTTTGACCCACAAGCCAAAGAAACACTACTTGTTACAATTGATGGTATTGTCCAACCAATAACTTCATATAGTGTTGACACCTCTAATGATACAATTACTTTCACTGAAGCTCCAGGTAATGGCGAACTTGTTCGTGTAGCAACGTTCTATACCACAGCAAATGCTATGGTTATACCAGATGGCTCCGTAACAGCAGCTAAGTTATCACTAACAAGCAATCTTGTTGTTTCTGGAGCAAATATAGTTGTATCTAATGGTGCAACTGAGGTGTTCAATGTAAGAAGTCATAGCACATCTGGGCTTCCGTCAACATCAAATGGAACAGGAACAGTTGTAGTTGTTGGTGGTGTTGGTGTTAGAGGTAATGTTTACGCTGATGCAATTTATGACGGAAGAAACGGAAACCAACCTGTTGGTTATTTGAATATTCCACCAGTAGGTCAAAAAACATCAAGTTATATTTTAGCAAAAGGTGATGTTGGTGAATATGTTGAAGTGGGTACGGGCGGTTCGATAACTATTCCTGATGGTGTTTTTGCTTCTGGTGATGCCGTATCAGTGTTCAATAACACATCAGGCTCTATCACAATAACATGTTCGATTACAACTGCTTATATTTCTGGAACAGATAGTGACAAGGCATCCGTAAGTCTTGCGACAAGAGGTGTTGCATCAATATTGTTTATAAGTCCAACAGTTTGTGTGATTATGGGTAGCGTAACATAATTGGAGGTTAGTTCTAAATACTAACAAAATACGGAATAAAAAATGACGCAAAGAGTAGGTTCAAATAGAATAGCAAACACTGCAATCACAGGTCTAAAACTTGCAGATAACTCCGTTCGCAGCAACAATATTGTTGCTCGTTCGTTATCGTCAAATACGTTTGCTGCAAATTTACAAATATCTCTAACACAAATATTCGAAACTGCAAATGTATATCCAACGGCTGTTGGTGGTAATGTAAATATAGATTTACAAAATAATACTGTTTATTTCTTTTCTTCGAATACGACAGCAAATGTAACTTTCAATTTGAGAGCCAATACACAAAATACATTAGACTCTCAGTTGTCAGTAGGTCAGTCGGTTACTACTGGCATTTTACTAAAGCAGGGAGCAATAAGATATCGTGCAAATGTTTATGTTGATGGTGTGTTGCAGGCACCATTTTGGTTAGGTAACTCTGCGCCTTCTTATGCAACATCTCAACAAGAATCGGTTGATACTTATTCTTTTACAGTGTTGAAAACGGCAGCAAATACATATACAGTTTTAGCAGCAAACTCTAATTTTCAAAAAGCATTGAATCAATAAGGTAGCAAATGCCAGAACAAAAAGTTGAATCGGGTCGTATAGCAAATGGTGCAGTTATTGGAAACAAAATTGCACCTAACGCCATTCGTGGTAACAATATTGTTGCTGGAACAATTACTGGCAATTTGATTGCTACTGCTGCAATTTCGGGTGACCTTATTGCAAATAATGCCGTTTCTGGAAATAACATCGTATCACCTCCAGACATATTTGATGATGTATTTTTATTTGGAGGCATGTAAATGATTCAAAGAGTTCGTTCACCCCTAATTGGTACAGCAAATATTACTGGCAATTTGATTGCGGCTTCTGCTGTTAGTGGTAACAATATTGTTGCTGGAACAATTACTGGTAATTTGATTGCAGTTTCAGCAGTTTCTTCTAATTCTTTGGCATCAAATCTAAACATCTCTCTTTCCAGAGTTTTAGAACAAGCAAATGTAAATACTCTTGGTATTGGAGGTAATGTCAATATTGATGTTGCTAATAACACACTATATTATTTTAATGCAAATACCACAGCGAATGTGACTTTCAATCTTCGTGCGAACACACAAAATACTTTTGATTCAATCACAACAATTGGTCAAGCAATGACAGTTGCGATTGCATTGAAACATGGTTCAACAAGACATACAGCAAATCTATATATTGATGGCGCTCTTCAAACGTTATATTACGTTGGAAACACAAGACCAGGTAGTGCTTCTATTACGAATCAAGAAATAAACTTGTTTAGTTATTCTGTGTTCAAAACGGCAGCAAACTCTTATACAGTAATTACTGGAAATTCGATTTTTGGTTTAGGATAAAAATGGCAATTTCAACAAGACAACAATTCAAAGATTACTGTTTACGCCGTCTAGGATGGCCAGTAATTGAAATCAACGTAGATGACGACCAAGTAGATGACCGTATTGATGATGCGCTTGCTTTTTGGCGTGACTATCACTATGATGGTACCGAAAAACTTTTCATGAAGCATCAGATTACACAAGACGATATCAATCGCCAATGGATTCATTGTCCTGATGCAGTACAATTTGTGACTGGCATTTTTCCGTTTGACCAGTCTAATGCATCAATTAACATGTTTGATTTGCGTTATCAGTTGCGTTTACATGATTTGTATGACTTCACATCAGTATCATATGTGTCATATGAAATCACAATGCAACACTTACGTACATTGAATTTATTGTTCTCTGGCACACCGCAGTTCCGTTTCAATCGTCGCCAAAACAAAATACTGCTTGACATCGATTGGACCCGTGATGTTCAACCTGGTGATTGGGTTATTGTTGAATGTTATCGAGTTTTACAACCGGAAACAGTGACATTGACCGGCACAGTTACAGGCAGTCCATCATCAAACACAATTACGGGTTATGGTACAAAGTTCGACCAAGAAATTGTGCCATACGATTTCATTACAATTGGTAACGAATCAAAACAAGTTGGTAATATTGAATCGCCTACAAGTTTGACATTGATTGGACCACCAACACTGACACATAATAATTCTGCAATTCAGATTGAAGGCACAACGGATGTGTGGAATGACCGTTTCTTAAAACAACTAGCCACAGCAAAAATCAAACAACAATGGGGTAACAATCTCAAAAAGTTTGAAGGTATTCAAATGCCTGGTGGTGTAACGCTGAATGGTCAGAAGATTTATGATGAAGCAGTTGAAGAAATAAAAGAGATGGAAGAACAGATTTATCAAATGGGTTCACTACCTTCTGAGATATTTACAGGATAATGTCCACTAATTTCTACTTCAATAATTTTCCAAGCAGACTTGCTGATGCTCCCATTACACCAGAGCAACTGCTTGTTGAAGATTTGGTCATAGAAGCACTTAAAATCTATGGCTTGGATGTGTATTATCTTCCACGAACAACACGTGATGAAGTAGATTTTCTGTATGGTGAAGATGGACTGAAACAATATCTTACCGCACATGCCATTGAAATGTATCTTGAAAATGTTACGGGTTTTGATGGTGAACAAGACTTTATATCTAAGTTTGGTTTAGAGATTCGTGACGAAATTACAATGCTTGTGTCACGCCTTAGATTTAGATATACAGTAAATGGTTACACAAGACCACGTGAAGGTGATTTGATTTATATTCCAATGACAACAAGTTTTTTTGAGATTACGAGTGTCGAAAGTGAAAATGACCAAGCAATGTTCTACACATTAGGTCGTGGTCGTGGTGGTAATGTTTATGTGTATGCAATAAAAATGAAACAGTATGTATTCTCAAATGAAATTATTGAAACTGGTATTGATGATATAGACAATAACATTCGTAATTACTATCCAAAAATTCGTATTTCATTAGGTTCTGGTTCAGGTAAGTTTCTCAATGATGAGATTGTATATCAAGGTTCATCATTAGCCACTGCAACATCACAAGCATTAGTATATGATTTTCAGCCAAATGCGTACATCGATGTGTATCGTATACAAGGCGATTTTGTGACAACATCAAACGTTCATGGTAACACAAGCAGCGCACAGTGGACAGTGACACTTGCATCCGATGCAGCAACAACGAACAATGCATTTGAAGATATCTTTGACAATGCTCGTATCGAAGCAGCAAGTGATGGCATAATTGACTTCACTGAAATCAATCCATTTGGTGAACCATAATGTTAGGTAACGCACAATTTTATCACCGCACCATTCGTAAGATGGTGGTTGTGTTCGGCACAATGTTCAATGATTTAGAAATTGTTCGTTATACACAAGCAGGTGTTGCAAAAGAAAAACAAAAAGTACCATTATCATATGGACCAAAAGAACGTTATCTAACACAGATAACTTCTGACCCGAATCTTATCAAATCAATCAACACAGTTGTTCCAAGAATGTCATTTAATCTTGACAGTCTGGAATATGATGTAAGTCGTAAACAAGTTTCAACGTTACAAAATTTTGCTGCTGCCACAAACACTGGCGTAAGCACACAGTTTTTGCCTGTACCGTATAACTTTGAATTTAGTTTATCAATCTATGTTCGTAATACGGAAGATGGTACGCAGATACTAGAACAGATTTTACCATTCTTCACACCAGATTTCAATGTTGTTGTGGATTTTATTCCCGCAATGAATCAGAAATATAATGTACCTATCATACTCAACTCTGTTGCATCTACGGTTGAATATGAAGGTGGTATGGGTGATGGCACAACAAGATTGATTGTTTGGGATTTAACATTTACTGCCAAGAGCTTTATCTGGCCACCAGTCAAATCTGGCAAAATCATCAATACTGCAAACACAAATCTCAACATCGACCTTACATCAAAAGAAATTCAAAAGGTCTATGTTGACTTTGCTAATGGTAATAACGTATTTACCACAGGTGAAACTCTACGTGACACAGCAAACGGATTTGTAGGTACAGTAGAGTTCTTTAGCAATACATCACTTGGTACACTTGTCATTACTGGTGGTAATAAATATATTGAATCTGGTTATACATTGACGGGTGATTATTCTGGTGCAAAGTACAATGTTGCAACATTGGACATCAATTCAATCAATGCTGCTGCTGTAATTACTGAGCCTACACCAACTACAGCATTACCGAATACTAGTTACGGTTATATTGAAACAATCGTAGAATGGCCTGATACGTTATCATGAAAAAGCTAAACAAAAATTTATCTGAAATCTTCGACATTGAACCAGTGGAAGAAGCAACACCAGTCCAAACCATGCCTGTTGTTGTCGAAACATCCGATGCTGTAGAAACAGATGCAAATTATGCCCGTGAAAATATTCGTACATTGATTGATACAGGCAACAAAGCATTGACTGATTTGGCTTATGTTGCCAATCAATCAGAATCACCGAGAGCATATGAAGTCTTGGCTAACATGATGAAGAACTTAACCGAGATGAACAAAGATTTGCTTCAACTTCAGAAAACAAAAAGAGAGCTTGCACCCCAATCTGAAGTCGCAAAGGGAGTCAACATAGATAAAGCAGTTTTTGTTGGCTCCACCACTGAACTTTTAAAAATGATTAAATCTAACAAATAAGACTATGGAACAATTAATCGAACAAATGAAAACTATCCTTGGCACAAACTTCGGTTTGTATTTCAAGGCTCATACATTTCACTGGAATGTAGAAGGTCCAGATTTTGCACAATATCACGGCTTCTTAGGTGACTTTTATGAATCTGTGTTTGACCAGACAGATTCTATTGCAGAACATATTCGTGCTTTAGGTTCATATGCACCTACTACATTAGCACGAATGATGGAACTTTCTAAAGTAAATGACTTGGTAGCAATACCATCACCATTGGTTATGATGAGTGAACTTGTAAATGATAACAACAAGTACATCCTCGAACTTCGTGCAGGTATTGCTCTTGCTGATGCTGCTGATGAACCAGCAGTAGGTAATTTTCTTCAAGACATTCTTGACGCTCATCAAAAACATGGTTGGATGCTAAAGAGTTTCACTCGATAAAAAATGGAAGTTGGATATCTTGGTAATGCACGACTCAAAAAAGTCGGTGTTGAATTATCCCTTACAGAAGAAGAAGTCAAAGAGTATGTAAAGTGTGCCGAAGATCCAGTATACTTTATAGCGAACTATGTAAAGATTGTCAACGTTGACCGTGGTCTTGTTCCATTTGATATGTGGGACTTTCAAAAAGATATGGTCAGAACGTTTCATGAGAATCGTTTCTGTATTGCCAAGATGCCTCGACAGGTTGGTAAAACAACAACCACTGTCGGTTATATGCTGTGGTCTGCTTTGTTCAATGAAGAGTTTGTTATTGGTATTCTTGCCAACAAACTTCAATTAGCTCAAGACATTCTTGCCAAGATTCAAAAAGCATATGAATATCTTCCCATATGGTTGCAACAAGGCATTATCAACTGGAACAAACGTTCGATTGAATTAGAGAACGGTTCAAAGATTTATGCTTATGCCACATCAGCAGCAGGTGTTCGAGGCGGTACTTATAATCTGATTTTTCTTGACGAATTTGCGTTTGTGCCACACAACTTAGCGGTAGAATTTTTCACTTCTACTTACCCTGTTATCTCATCTGGTAAAACGTCAAAAGTAATTATTGTTTCTACGCCGAACGGTCTAAATCTATTCTACAAGATGTGGATGGATGCTTTAGAGGGTCGTTCGTTATATAAGACACTTGAAGTTCACTGGTCAATGGTACCAGGCCGTGATGAGAAGTGGAAAGAGGAAACAATACGAAATACTTCTGAAGAGCAGTTCCGACAGGAGTTTGAGACTGAGTTTATTGGTTCTGCGGCTACGCTTATCTCTGGTGCAAAACTACGTTCAATGGCATTTCGTGACCCAATGCGTATTGAAGATGATGGTAATCTGTTCATTTATGAGGACCCACGACCAGGTAGAATATACATTGCTACGGTAGACTGTGCTGAAGGTGTCAATCTAGACTATTCAACAATCAATATTCTTGACGCTACCGAAGCTCCCTATAAACAAGTGGCAAGATATCGCAACAATAAGTTACCGTTGTTATTCTTTCCAACGATTATTTACTCATTAGCTCGTAGATATAATGAAGCCTATGTACTGATTGAAACAAACAATGTTGGTCAACAAGTTGTGGATATTTTGCATTACGACTTAGAGTATGAACATATTTACAAGCTGGAACACCATCATATCAAGGGTCAGAGTATCTCTTCTGGCTTCAAACGCTCAGTGGCTTTTGGTGTAAAAACAACTAAATCAGTCAAGAAAATTGGTTGTGCTAACCTCAAAACGCTGATTGAAAACGACAAGCTGATTATCAATGACTTTGACACCATTGCTGAACTGAACACATTCGTCAGAACAAAAGACACATTTGCTGCCGAAGAGGGTAACAACGACGATATTGTGATGGGTCTGGTGCTTTATGCGTGGCTGACAGCGCAAGCATTCTTCAAAGATGAGACTAGAATCGACATTCGTAAGATTATGTTGGAAGAGCAGAATATGCTCGTAGATGAAAGTATGGTGCCTTTTGGCTTCATTGACGATGGAGTTACTCAGGAAGCTATGGCCGAAGATGGAGATGTCTGGGAAGCACCAACGGGTTATTTATCATCAAGGTTGTAAAAAACTAAATAGACTATAAAAAGAATATTGACCCAACAATAAAAGGAGAAATCCAATGGCATTTCAATTATCACCTGGAGTGAATGTATCAGAGATTGATCTGACTACAGTTATTCCTTCAGTTGCCACTTCTACTGGCGCTTTTGTAGGACCTTTTAATTGGGGACCAATCGGTGCAGTAACAACTATTTCGGATGAAGTTCGTTTGGTGAATTCATTCGGTAAACCAGATAGCGATAATTATGAATATTGGTTCTCGGCAGCGAACTTTCTAGCATATGGTAATAATCTAAAGATTGTTCGTGCCCAAGGCCTTGGTGCCTTGAATGCTACAGCAAATGGCACAGGCGTACTTATCAAAAACGAAGATGATTATGTAGATAATCACACAGGCTACGCAGCAGGTTCATACGGTAACACTGGTGGATGGGGCGCACGTTACGCTGGTTCTTTAGGTAACAGCATTCTCGTTTCAATGGCCGATGCAAATACATGGAACGTATGGGCATATGCATCACAATTCAGCGCAACACCAAACACATCATCATATGTTGCAAGTCGTGGCGGCGCAAATGACGAAGTTCATATTGTTGTCGTTGACGAAGATGGTTTGTGGACAGGCGCCGCTGGCACAGTTCTAGAAAAATATGCGTTTGTTTCTAAAGCATCCGATGCTAGAGATGATAGCGGTAATTCAAACTACTATAAAGATGTTATTCAGAATCGTTCACAATACATTTGGTGGCTGTCACATCCAACAAACTTAGGAACAGGTACAGCATGGGGTTCGGCTGCTAATACTAGCGCATTCAAATTACTCTCAAGCAATTCTTCCAATTCACTATCTGGCGGTACTGTTGGTACAGTTAGCACAGCAAATGTCACAATTGGTTGGGATAGCTTCAAAAATGCTGAATCTGTTGATGTATCACTACTTGTTACTGGTCAAGGTAACAGCACAATCGCTACGTATGTTATCAGTAATGTTGCAGAAACACGTAAAGACTGTGTTGCATTTATTTCACCAGAAAAAGCAGACGTTGTTGACAATGCAGGAAATGAAGTAACTGATATTACAGCATTCCGTAACGGTCTAACTTCATCTTCATATGCAGTTCTGGATTCAGGCTATAAGTATCAGTACGACAAATACTCAGACGTTTATCGTTGGGTACCACTCAATGGTGACATTGCTGGTCTATGTGTACGTACCGATAACGAACGTGACCCATGGTTCTCACCTGGTGGTATGAATCGTGGTGTAATCAAGAACGTAATCAAACTTTCGTGGAATCCAACTAAGACAGACCGTGACGATTTGTATCCAATTGGCGTAAACCCAGTTGTTTCGTTCCCAGGTGAAGGCACAGTTCTGTTTGGTGACAAGACACTGTTGAGCAAGCCAAGTGCATTTGACCGTATCAATGTACGCCGTCTGTTCATCGTTCTTGAAAAAGCAATTTCACGTGCAGCACGTTTCTCACTGTTTGAATACAACGACCAATTTACACGTGCCCAGTTTGTTGCTCTTGTAGAACCATTCCTGCGTGATGTTCAAGGTCGTCGTGGTATCACAGACTTCCGTGTTGTCTGCGATGATACAAATAACACAGCGGAAATTATTGACCGTAATGAATTTGTTGGTGACATTTACATCAAACCTGCTCGTTCTATCAACTTCATTCAGTTGAACTTTGTTGCTGTTCGTACAGGCGTAAGTTTCAATGAAGTTGTTGGTGCAGCTTAAATAAAGAGAAACAGGAGAAAATTAAATGGCATTTAACGTAAATCAGTTCCGTTCACAATTAACAGGTGACGGTGCCCGCCCAAATCTATTTGAGGTAAGTATGCCGTTTCCTGCGTTCTCAGCACCAGGAAACGCACAAACAAAAATGACGTTCATGTGTAAGACAGCACAACTTCCAGGGGCAACTCTGGGTGTTGTGCCTGTTCAATACTTTGGTCGTGAATTAAAGTTTGTTGGCAATCGTACATTTGCTGATTGGACAGTAACAATCATCAACGATGAAGATTTTATTATTCGTAATGCATTTGAGCGTTGGATGAATGGCATCAACAGCCACAATCTAAACGTTCGTAATCCTCTTGCAAGTACGCCATTGGGTTACTCAGTTGATGGTGAAGTTACTCAGTTTGCAAAAGCTGGTAATGCAATCAAGAAATATAAGTTTGTCGGTCTGTTCCCAACAGACGTAACTCCAATTGATGTTGATTGGGGTTCAAATGATACTATTGAAGAGTTTTCTGTAACGCTTACCTATCAGTGGTGGGAAGCAGTTGCAGACGGTGTGGTCTAAGAGTAAGGGTGTTTTACCCTTACTTTTACTTTTGAAATGAGAGGATAACTCAGCGTGGCAATCAAACTGTTTGGCTTCACAATCGGAGCAAGGGATGTCGTTCAGAAAGAAAAACCTGAACAGGCATCCTTTACTCTGCCGTCTGCTGCACAATTAGATGATGGTGCAGTTACCGTTACGCAAAATGCGTATTACGGTACCTATGTTGACTTAGAAGGTTCAGTACGTAATGAGATTGAACTTATCACACGATATCGTGAGATGTCAAATCACCCAGAGTGTCAAATGGCTATTGATGAAATTGTCAACGAAGCCATCACACACGATGAATCTGGTAAAGTTGTTGACATCGTTCTAAACAATCTCAAACAACCAGAATCAATCAAAAAGAAAATCATTGAAGAGTTTAATACAATTACCAGATTGTTGAACTTTTCAAATCTTGCTGACGATTTGTTCAAACGTTGGTACATTGACGGTCGTATGTTTTATCACATCGTTGTCAATGATGAAAATCCAAAAGAAGGTATCAAAGAACTTCGTTACATTGACCCACGTAAGATTCGTAAAGTGCGTGAAATCAAAAAAGACCGTGACCCAAGAACGGGTGCAATGGTCATTGTATCAACTGCTGAATACTATGTGTTCAATGACCGTGGTACAACAACACAAACATTTACAGCAAATGTAGGTCAAGGTCTGCGTATATCACCAGATTCAATTGTCAATATTAATTCTGGTTTGATGGACGCTAAGAATACATTTGTTATTTCATATCTACACAAAGCAATCAAGCCACTCAATCAGCTTCGTATGATTGAAGATGCGATTGTTATCTATCGTATTTCACGTGCGCCAGAACGCCGTGTTTTCTATATCGACGTTGGTAACTTGCCACGTGGTAAAGCAGAACAATATCTGCGTGACATCATGATTAAGTATCGTAACAAACTTGTTTATGATGCCAACACTGGTGAACTGCGTGATGAGCGTAAGCACATGTCAATGCTTGAAGATTTTTGGTTACCACGCCGTGAAGGTGGTAAAGGTACAGAGATTACAACATTGCCAGCAGGTCAGAATCTTGGTGAACTGGAAGATGTAAAATACTTTCAAAAGAAATTATTGCAATCACTCAATGTGCCATATTCACGCCTTGAATCACAAGAAGGTGGTCTTGCTGGACTAGGTCGTTCACAAGAAGTCACACGTGATGAACTCAAGTTTGCCAAATTTGTTGTTCGTCTGCGTAATAAGTTTTCTCAATTGTTTGATGACCTTCTGCGTACACAATTGGTACTCAAAGGCATTTGCACACGTGAAGAATGGGACGAATTCAAGGAACAAATTTATTACGACTTCCGTAAAGACAATAACTTTACCGAACTTCGTGAAGCAGAACTATTACAGAATCGTCTGCAAATGGTACAATTGGTTGACCCATTTGTTGGTCGTTATTTCTCAAACAAGTATGTCAAAGAAAAAATTCTGATGATGACTGAAGATGAGATTGAAATAATGGACGAACAAATTGCTGAAGAAAAAGATACACTGCCTTCTGATATGCAAGGACCTGTAATGGGTGGCGGTGGAGCACCAGCACCTGATGTACCACAAGAAGATAACACAATTGAAAATACCGAAGAAACTGAGTCGCTAACACCTGGTCTAGACGATGAAGTAAACAAGTCGGTTATCAGTATAAATAATAGACGCAGATAAGAAAGGTTATTATGGATATTCAAGACATTATCAACAACATTGCTGCTGGTGAAAACGTAGCAGCAAAAGAAAGCATAGAAAATGCATTATCAGCGAAAGCGTTCGATGCGCTCCAAGGCCGCAAGCAAGAAATCGCTTCTACTCTTTTTGGCGGGCAAAACCAAGAGTCTCAAGAAGTTACAGATAACGAAGAAGCCGTAGAAGAATGAAGTCTTTACTAGAGTTCAAACACATCGTTGAAGAAGAGAAGTCTGACTACTCAAAGTTAGACGCTCTTGTTCGTGCTGGTTTGGCCAATAAAGCACAGTTACAACGTATCCATAAAATAATGGATAAGATGGGTGAAGAACGACCAGTGTTCAACAATGCTGACCGTGAAATCATGCGTAATCTTTTCAATCGTATGGCTGATTTGATTACCAGTAATAAACAAATTTATACCAAAGCAAGACAAGCAGTTCGTGAAGATTTGAATGAAGGTATGATTGACACTGCCGATTTTAAAACAAATATTGAAGGCAGAAAATATCGTCGTTCAAGACTAAAGATTGGTGATGTTGGCTACGATATGAAAGAAGCCAAAGGAGATAGCGTTGGAAGTGCTTATCCAATAGTACCAGATCCACCTGTTGTTTTGGTAATCAAGCGTAAAGCAGTTCGTTTATATCCAGACGGCACACGTGTTGCTTTGTATTACAGCGACAAACTCAAAAGAGTGTTTAGTTTGCCATATGGTCCTACTGTTGATGCTGTCGTTCAGGCAGAAGAATACATAAAAGAACTTGTTGAATCCGAACAACTATTACTCAATGATGGCAACTCAGTTACACTGAACGAAGAAAGTAAACAGATTTTAATTGACACTTATAGTCAATTAGACGAAGAAAATAAACAAGTATTCTGGCAGCAACTTACAGAATCAATAACAACATTTGGTCAACTCAATGAATTTTGTAGAACTAATTCTTCAAAATAAATTAGACGAAGCAAAGAAACTAATCTTTGACCGTTTAGATGACATTGCTTCTATCAAAATGGAAGAAGCAAAACCATTCATCGTCGATGAGATGTTTGAAGAGATTGAAGTTGACGAGGAAGTATTAGAAGAAGCGGCAAAGAAACGCAATCCAAATATTGTAAAAATGGGTCGTATAACAAAAGTTCGTCGCCGTATTCGTCGTAATAAAAAAGGTAGAATTGTTGTACAGAAAAATGTACGAAAATCAGGTATTAAAGGATATCGAATTTCTGGTAATACAATCAAGCGTATACCAGCAACAGTAAGATTACGTAAAGCACGTTTACTCAAACGTTCTTGGAAAACAACAAGAAAAGCAAAACTTAGACGAACATTGATGAAGAGAAAAATGTCAATGCGCCGTCGCCAATCTATGGGACTAAAATAAAATGCCATTTGAAATTACCAACACACTAAGAGGTCTATCAGTTATTCGTGCTGTTGATGCTGGTACATATACATTTACTCTTAATGATTTGAGAGCAAATACAACTATTGAAAACGTTACTGGCGCCGACATCAAACGAATCATGTGGTCAACAAACGGTAGCATTACAATCACTCGTAATGGTGTGCCTATTCTTGCACTGCATACTGGTGGCGTAATGGATTTTGCTGACTTCTCCCACTCAATAGCAAACAATAATACTCAAAGTATTGTGGCAACTATTAATACTGGTGGTTCTTTTGTGATGGAAGTATCCAAAATAGCGACATACAATGTCGATCCATACACAGGAGTAACTATCTAATGAAACTTATCAAAGAACATATTGAAGAAGTTCGCTATCTTACCGAAAAGACAGAAGATGGCAAAAAACAAATGTACATCGAAGGTATCTTTCTTGTTGGCGATGCAGTCAATCGAAACAATCGTATGTACAAAATGGATACACTGCGTAACGAAGTTGCTCGTTATACCAAAGAACTCATCGAGTCAAATCGTGCGCTTGGTGAACTAGGACATCCTGATACACCATCATTGAATCTTGAGCGTGTGTCACATAAGATTGTTAGTCTCAAAGAAAACGGCAACACTTTTGTTGGTAAAGCACTCATTATGGAAACACCTTATGGTAACATTGCTAAGAATTTGATTGATTCTGGTGTAAATCTGGGTGTTTCTTCACGTGCCCTTGGCTCAGTTGTGATGACAAAAGAAGGCTACAATTTAGTGCAAGATGATTTGCGTTTGGCTACAGCAGCAGACATCGTTGCTGACCCTTCAGCACCAGGCGCATTCGTCCAAGGTATCATGGAAAACAAAGAATGGATGTATATTGAGGGTCGTTTTGTTGAGTCACATATTGACTACGCTAAAAAACAGATTCGTCAAGCATCTCGTAAAGATATTGAGTCCGTTGGACTTCAACTTTTCGAAAACTTCCTACGAAAACTTTAAAATTTATAAATAAGAAATCATAAGGAGATATCCAATGGCAATAAACAAACTAATGGAAGCCGCAGCAGAAATTCTTGCATCAAGCAAGTCTTCCGCTCCTGGTATGCCAATGCCTAAGTTACAGCACGACACTCCAGGCAATTCTGGAACACCTGAAGATTTAGGTGGACCAACCCCACAAAACAACAAACCAACTGATGATTCTAACAAGTTGTCGAGCAAAGGTTCTGCTAAAAGTGCAACAGCACCTACAACTAAACCTTCAGCAGCATCAAGCGATGTTCAACTTGGTGACAAGAACATGAAAGCTGGCACAGGTACAGCAATGATGCCTGAAGATGCTGATGTTGAAGAAGAAATTCTTGACGACGATTCAGCAGTTGAAGAAATCAAAGCACAAATCAAAGAAGATGTTGCTTCATTGTTCGCTGACGATTCATCAATTTCTGATGACTTCAAATCAAGAGCAGCAACAATCTTTGAAGCACGTGTATTTGACCGTGTGTCACAAATTCAAGAGCAACTGGAAGCAGAATATGCTGGCCAGCTTGCCGAAGCAGTTGAAACAATCAAAGAAGAACTAACAGAAAAAGTAGATGACTACCTCAACTATGTTGTTGAGCAGTGGATGGATGAAAACGAGATTGCTATTGAAAGCGGTCTGCGTTCAGAAATTACTGAAGATTTCATTGCTGGTCTACGTAATCTGTTTGCTGAAAACTACATCAATGTTCCAGAAGATAAAGTTGACTTGGTAGAAGAACTTGCTTCTAAAGTCGAAGAACTGGAAAACAAATTAAATGAAGAAATTGAAACTAATGTTCAGTATAAGAAACAGCTTACTGAAGCAGTTAAAGTACAACTTGTAAATGAAGTATGTGAAGGACTCACAGCAACTCAAGTAGAAAAAATCAAATCACTTGCAGAGAGTGTTGAATTTTCCACAGAAGAAGAATTCAAAGATAAACTTGAGACAATTCGTGAGAACTACTTCCCATCAGGCATGAAAAAAGCCGATGCAGCACAACTTCACGAAACAGTTGATGACGAAGATAGTAACGAAAAGAGAGTCTCTTCTGACCCATACGTTGCATCAGTCATGCAAGCAATTTCGAAAACAAAAATTTAATAATAAACAAAGGAGATACAAAGATGTATTTGTCTGAACAACTACAAAACAAATGGGATGGTGTTCTAAACCACCCAGACCTGCCAACGATTGCTGACCCATATCGTAAGGCAGTTACAGCAGTTATTCTGGAAAACCAAGCTCAAGAAATGATTAAAGAGTCTGGTATTCTGCAAGAAACAGGTTCACCAACTAACTTTGCTGGTACAGGCGGTTTTGGTGGTTCTGCTGCTGCTGCTGGTCCAGTTGCTGGTTTCGACCCAATCCTTATCAGCCTGGTTCGTCGTTCATTGCCTAATCTGATTGCGTATGACGTTTGCGGCGTTCAGCCAATGACAGGTCCTACAGGTCTGATTTTTCC